GAATTATAAGAAAAACTCATATTCTCTGTTTTTATATTATTACCTCCATTTCACCTTAACCCCATCATTTCCCTTATCAATCCTATTATGAACCTCTCCTGAGGTATCAGCCTTAATTCCCTGTTCCTTATCACCATCATCCCTATTTTTATTAATAGTAAGACTAATTTTGCGGTCCAGCTCAGAAAGTTCAGATTTAAGTTTTCTCAGCTCACCTTCCTTTTTCCATTCACCTGAAGCTATGGCTTTATAAGTCTCAACGTCACGTTTTACTTTTTCAAGTTCACGCTCATGGTTTTCTATTACTTTGGGGATTTTCTCCAAAGCAGACAGAAAGTTCGCGCAAGCCAATTTGGGATCATTTGCCAAATGGCCATTATTATGCGTATAGTATATGTTTCCCATACCCTTAACCATAAAACGGTTATCCACAAAATCGAACATATCCTTTTGGGATGCTTCACTCTTTACTACCACCTGAAAGCCATAAATCTCACCTATCTGATGGTATTCACCATTTGTTCTGGCTTTATTAGAAATCTCCTGTAGCTTTGCTGCAAGAACTTTGACATCCTGACTTTCTATTCCATTCAACTTTAAGTCATTAAGCAAATTACCGTCACTATCTTTACGTGCAAGACGGTTAAACTGCTCCATATCTGCTTTAGCTTCATTCGCTTGCCTTGTATGAAAGTCAATAGATTTGTCAATAGTATTCAAACGGAATTTTGCTTCATCACGTTCCTTGGCAAAGCTCTTACGTTCACTTTCAAGTGCCGTAATCTTCTTTTCCAACTTGGCTTTCTCCAACAAATCCGTGTTGCCAGAAAGAATAGCCACATATTCACTGAAGTTAAGTCCATTCTGCTCATCCATTCCTCCTTCATCAATGGTTCTTTTACCCAAGCTGTTAGTCTTTAGCTGATTAATAAATAACTGCTTGTTATGTAACAGATTGAACTTATATGAATCAAGAGACTTCTCTACAGCATATACAATCACATCAACTTTATTGTCAGCATGTTGTTTGGCTACCCAGTTGCCTTTACGAACAGCACGGCCATCACGTTGCTCCAAAGCAGAAGGAACATCGGGTAGGTCAAGGGCATTACTGCCCTCTTCCCCCCTCAGAACCGTACATGAGGGTTTCCCCTCATACGGCTCAAGCTTTTCTAAGTCTCTGTTTATATGCAGAGACCGGCTCATACTACTTCTTGTTTCCATTGGTTTTACGGGATAATTTGAAACATTCGTCATGAACCAACAGATTGCATTTCCGTCCGTCTTGGACGGTTGGCATTACGTTCCATGCCTTATGCGTGTCAATCGGTTCACCACATATCGGACATTTCCGACCTTGCTTTTCCCATAGGTAAAGCAGGGACTTACGTCCTTTCAGTGTCACAAGCATCTTTGACTTCATTCTTTTATTGAAGTACAGGCGGCAGTCTGCGTCAAACGGATTCATGTCCCCCTTTATCTGCGTATATTGCAGGAAAGGAAACGAAGATGCCAGTTTCAACAAGGTAAGTTGGTCTTCTTTGCCGTTTGATTTCTTGAACTTAGCCGCAAAAGTCCAGCTGTTCCCTCGGATATTGTGCCAATAACGGTCTTTTATCCACCGTTTCCCTTTCTTGGAATGACGGCGTTTAGCCCATTGCCACAAGGCGAGAAATATCTGATGGTCAATTCTGTGAAAAGAATCACGTGTCGCCCCATGCTGATAATATGCTCCCCATCCTCGGATTTTAGCATTCAACATCCTGATTAATGATTCCTGCTTGCAACCCTTATGGCCTTTTGTCACCTTACGGATATTCTCCATAAAGCGTTTTTCGGCTTTCTTGGTCGGCTTGGTCAATATTTCATTGCCGTATTTGCGGATATTGAAACCGAGAAAATCGAAACCGTCACGGATATTGGTTATCACCGTCTTTTCTTCTGATAAGGTCAGACCTCTTTCAGACATAAAGTCGGCTACCAATGGCTTGATTTCCTTTTCAAGTGTTTCACGGTTCTCGCAGGTAATTATAAAGTCATCAGCGTAGCGGACAAGATTCACCATTGGCGAATATAACTTGCCTTTGATTCTAACTCGTTTATATTTCTCTGCAAGGACTTTCTGCAATCCGTCCAATGTCATATTGGCAAGCGTGGGAGAGATAATACCACCTTGTGGTGTTCCCTCCTCTGTCGGGAACATCTGTTTGTTGAAGATATAGCCGCATTTCAACCATTTTCGGAGCATTGCCTTATCCATAGGGATGTTGGCAAGCAGCCATTCATGGCTGATATGGTCGAAGCACCCCTTTATGTCACCCTCCAGAATCCATTCGGGAGAATAGCCTTTTCGGAGAATGTTATGGCATTGCATTACCGCATCCATACAGCGACGTTCCTTGCGGAAACCGTATGAACGTGTGTCGGCTGTTGTTTCCGACACTGGTTCCAATGCCATGAGGTAGAGTGCTTGCATGGCTCTGTCTTTCATTGTCGGTATTCCCAACGGTCGCAGTTTGCCATTACTCTTTTTGATGTGGACTCTTCTCAATGGCTTCGGCTGGTAGCCTCTGCGTTTGAGTTCGCTTATCGCTTGTGTTTTTGCTTCGGGTTTCTCCCATGTTTCCATGTCCACCCCGGGGGTGTTGCCACCTCCATTAGAAGTAACTCTCTTTACGGCTAAGGCTTTTGCGTAAAAAGAGTGGGTCAGCGTCCACTGCAAGGCTTTCACCTTGCCCGGTCTGCCTTCCTTCTGAGCCTTTACAATACGCGCTTGTAGCTTTCTGACAGCCAACTCCGCCTTATTCCAGTCTATTCTGTCCCAAAGTGTTTGCTGATTGTCAGCAGGCGCACACGATGTCTTGTTTTCGTTCATTTGCTTTCCTCCTTTTGAAAGTTCTAAAAGTTAATTGTAAAGAATCACCATTTGACAACATTCGGTTTTGATTGCCTCCCTAATGTCGTCACAGAAGTCTGCCCACTTTCGTGTCGGATGATGTCGCCCACATCAGCTCGTGATGTCGGTTCAATCCGTATCCGCTCCATTACAGAACGGCATTCGCTTTTTCTGTTATCTTATACCTGCACACCATTCGGCTTTCATTGCTGTCAGCTTACCTGCCATTTTTTACATGACAGGAGATATACAGGCTTACCATGTTCCACATAGATAACTAACGGATAGGTTAGGTTCTGTCTCATCCTCCGGCGGTGCTTATATCCGTGTAATCCTACCATGGAGAGGATTAACCGACCGCTTCCCTTTTGGGTAGAGTGTGCCAGTATCTTACACTCTTTCGTGACATTACGAAGTTTACTAACAGTTCGCTTGCGCTAACCATACTATCCAGCCTCGCCACTCTACGGTATGATACTAACCGTACTTGACTTCCCCTCACGGTTCTGTCTTGTCTTGCGAAAGTGTACTTTGTCCCGACCGCTTAATACAACATTAAGGTGCACCGGTCGGTAGGCTACCGCTGACGGAACAGCGGGTTAAAACTGATACCCGTAAGTATCATTCCAACAATTATCTATGCGACTTCATGTCGCACCCATGGAATGTCAAGGTTAAACTCCCATCCGAGAACACGGCTTTCACGGCCATTCTCAAAAAAGGCTTTATTGACCAGGTTTATCTTTTGCCCGAACTCGAAAAAGCGTTTCAGCTTGTCTTCATTAACCCATTCTGACCGGAGGGTAGTGTAGTATGTACCATCGTCCTTTTTTCGCTGGTCTGCTATCTTCTGTGCCTTCTCTTTCAGTTCCTGCTCCGCGTCCGGAATCATTTGTACAGAAACAAACTTTGGATCAAAACCGGAAAGGATATACTTGTCATCATTTTCAGGATATATGGTATCATCCGGCAATGGACGTCCGTAGTCTTCGCTGCGGACAATTTCCCAAAGCTGGCTTCCGTTGTTGTCCGGGTCAAAAATAACACCGAACTCCAATCCATTCATTTTGCCGGACTGAAAGATAATTGTCAGCTCTTGTCCCGGAAGTATGTAGTCCTTGGAGAAATTCAGGCCAGTATCACGATAGCGATAGTAAGTCACGGTTTCCTGACCTCCGTCTTCATTTGTAACGGTTTCCGTCCTCGTAGATACACTTGACATCGTACTTTCAAGTCGGGGATATACCTCGTCAAATACCACGATGTCTTCAATTGCTTCTTCCTGGCTCATGTCAGGATACACATCTATGTATGGCGTACCAGCGGGAAGCATAAGTCGTCTTTGCACAACTCCGTTTACTACCGTCTGCTCTTCAATGGAACGGTAGTTCTCAGGTATGTTTCTTGTAGATCCGAATGCATAAATGCGGGTGGCATAAGTGCCTTTGCTCTCACTGCGAGTCATGGCAGACGCTTCAGCCCCTAACTCGATTTTCACGGCATCACCGAATTCGTTTCGCCCAAAATGAATTACGTTGTCCGTTATCCAGCAATCACAGTTCCACTTATCCTCACCCGCCATTGAGAATAAGGCATCCAGCAGGTTCATATTGTCATACGTCATTGCAACTGCCTTATTCTCTACTGTTGAATCTATTTCAAATACGAATTCTTTTCCCTTATAGGTATATCCCAAAGCTTTCAGGTTACGTAAGAACACACCAAGCTGTACATCAAGGGCTGCGGTGAGAGACCATGACGCTTCATATCCAGCATGTTCAGGAGTGTATTTGAAAATTTTGTTTTTCCACTTCCAGTAGTAAGCATCCAGTTTCAGCTCATAATCATATCCAGCGGTAGAAGCATTGAAAGAAGGTTTCTGCAAGTCAGTTACCTCATATACTTTTGAAAGTAATCCGCCCAGAGAATCATCCAGAACCCCAGAAAGGTCTACATAGTCACCAAGTTTAAAATATATAGGTTCAGGCACGGAAAAGGGGAGAACGATGTAGTCCTCTTTCATCAGTGTAAACTTTCCCTTCGCCCCTTTGTTGATAGGGGTAGAGAACCTTGTTTTTCCGGATATGTCCTTAATTTCAATCATATCCCCAAAGTTCATAAATAACAAATGGAAGCCCTAAAAATCCGGACTTCCATTTGAAACAATAAAGGAAATGTTTGTTATTCGCTTCTGTCCATGGGATTCGGTTCGCAAAACTTACTTGAAACCTTACCGAAACACCTGTCAATACTTAACCCGTAAGAGATGCTTTTCCCCAGGTAAACCAGCTTGAAGACTTCGCTCCCAAGAGCGGGGATTTTGATGTTTACGGCTCCCTTCTCCAGTTCTGACTGAAAGGCTTTCTTCTTTGTCCGATAGTCACCTTCTGAGTCTCCTTCTATGGTGAACTGGAGAGTGATTTCACGCGATGCTACTTTTGCATTGTCGGTTATTATTCGCTTCCCGTGCTCCAGACGGCTCTCATCTTCGATGTAGTCTTTCATCTGATTGAATCCGTCGATAGCATCGAGAAAACCGTCACCCATGCGGACACCCCATGTGCTCCAGGCATCCTTCCCGTTAATAAATAAATCTCCTGTCATAATCTTGCTGTATTACGTTTCACTTCGGCAATGTCGGCCTGCATCTGTTTGATAGGTTTGACAATTTCGCCTGTGTTCTCTCTGATTTGCTGTAACTCCAAATAGGAATTGGCCAGGATAGTACGTGTCTCGTCGGCAATGTTGTACAGACCGGTCACTTGTGATGTCAGGGAGCCGATGGAACCTCGCAGTTCGGTAATAGCTACCGTTTGCTGCTGTTCTGCCGTCTCAATACGAAGATTGGACTCATACACGGCTGTAAACCGCCCACTCAGTTCCCCGGCATCCTCGTGCGTCATTTCTGTACCGAATCCGCGGCTGGAGGCCGACTGCTTGGAACTGCTGCCAGCCTTGTCGTATCCGGTAGCTGCGGCAAGTTCATCCCGTAGTTTCAATGCTTCATTCACGTACCCCATATATTCGTTTTGGAGTGAATTACGTTCACTCTCACTCAGGTTTCCGTCCTTCATACTTTCACCGAATCTGTTCCACCAGTCTTCCAGCTTCTGGCTGTACATGTTACCGATTTTATCTGAAAGCATGGCACGCATAAAGTATTCTGATAGGTTATCCGCAAAATCTTCCGCCGAGGCATCCATATCCATAAGGGTATCGATGAAACTATCATACATGGAATCAAAACTTATTCCGGTAAGCTGTTCGAAAAGTCCCTCTTTCAGTCCTTCGAGGTTTCCGGCCAGATCTGCATATTCATCTAGTGCATCAACGACAGCATTTCCATAGCCTCCTTTTCCTGAATCGGCCATTTTCTGCCACAAGTCTACATTCTGACGTAATAAGTCCATCTGCTCCGGCGACATCTGCCACAAGGAATCTGTACCTGTGAATTCTGCCATGACATTTTCTCGAATCCATTGTATGTCACTTTCCGACCAGCCCATGTAATAGGCCCAGCTATGATGCTTACTGTGATAGCCAGCATTTGCCTGCGCTTTTGCAAGGACATTCTTGTTGTATTCCTCCTGATACTTGATGGCTTTATTGTACTCTGCTACGGATTTCTCGCTTCCCTTGCTGGACTTCATTTCTTCTGTAAGGGATTCGATGGCAGACTGCAACTTTTCGTTTCTGTCCGTGAGTCTGTTGATGGTATCCTGCACCTCTTTTTCGTTTCCTCCAATACCGAAGAGTTTGCTGAATCCGCCGAAAGTCAGGGTATCCCATATTCCACCTACAGACTTAAAGACACTACTGAATATGTTACCTACGAAACCATCCAACCCCTGTGTCCCGATGGCATCTAAAAGAGAAAATGCAGCTCCAATTATACCTCCAAGTTTCTCGCTCTCTTCTGCAAATATGTCTACTATATTTCCGGCCAAATCACCGACCTGAGAGAGTGAAATTTCAGAATTTGAACCAAGCTGGGTAATGACGTTCGACAATGTGACAAGGTTGCTTGTCGTTTTATCTGTTGACTTTTGTACATTGACCTGAGCGTTCTGCTGTCTTTTCTGGGCATCATTCAGTTTCTTCGTGGCCGCTTCCTTCTGTTCATCTGTTCCGCTTCTCATGGCTTCGTTGTATTCCTCCTGAGCTTGTGACAGTTCTTCCTGTGCCTTGGCCAATTCGCTTAACTGTTCGGGTAGGTCGGCCAGCAATCCTCCTTTGTCGATAAGGGTTGACTGGATGTTGCTTAAAGCCTCGTCAATGACCTTCTTCTGGTCAACAGCCATATTCTTGTATTCTTCGGAGTTCTTGAAGTCCCTAAGCTGCTGCTTTACCTTGTTCAGGGACTTTTTGGATACCTTGTCCAAGTCACCGAAGATAAGTTCCCAGTTGATTCCCTGTTTCAGCTTCTCAAGATCAAGGGAGGAGAGTGCCTTATCCATTTCTTTTTGGAGTATGTCCTTGTCTCCCTGAGTAGTGGCCTCTGAGATTTTACGGGTGTACTCGGCTATGATTGCATCACGTTTCTGCATAAATGTACCATAGCTTTTCAGGTAACGTTCGTTGGCCTCGATTGCAGCTTGATTTTCAGTTTCTGTAATTTCGGCCAGACCTTTTTCACGCGACGTCATGGCATTAGACGCACGACTTCCTAATACTTCCCGCTGTTCAGACGTAAGCTTTCCTCCTTGCGCATCTTCCCATTTTTTGCGCTGTTTCCTAATTTCATCGATTTCTCGCTGGTAATCCAGCTCAATCTGTCTGCGCTTCTTTTCAGAACCTTCTTCCATCAGGTTGATTTCTTCCTGCTGATTGGTCCTGCGAAGCTGAAGGAGTTCTTCTGCAACCTGTTGCTGCTCTTTCTTTTGTCGCTCGGCATCTTTCTTCGCATCATTCTCTTGTTTGGCCAGAGTGTCTCCTGTTATACCACCGAGCGATTTATATGATTTTTCTGCCGCTTCCAACTCTTCTACAGCTTTCTTATAGGCTGACTCAGTACCTTTTTTAGCATCCTCTACAGCCTTTAATTTTGCTTCGTAAACAGCTTTTGCTTCTTTATATGCTTGCTGATACGACTTTTCCGATGCTTCCCTTTGCGATTCCAGGCCAAATATGGTGCCGTCAATCCCTTTTAGCGCTGCTTGCGCATTATTGAACCGTATTTGAACGTCAATAGGAATTGTTGCAAAAGGAAAATTCTTAATTTTTTCTTGCTCTTCCTGCAATATTTGTCTTGCTATATTGTATTCGCGTATAATCTGCTCACGATTACTTCTTGCTTCCATTAGCTTGACTTCTACAGGTTTCGAGTTTTCCTCTGTTTCCTTTTTCAGTCGATTATATTCGCTCAGGGCTGATTCCCACTTGTTAAGATTTGCTTTTGCTGATTCTATTTGTGAAGCAATTAATGGGGCACCTTGCCCGGCATTTTTTAAAGAAGCATTTAATGATTTTATTTTCTCCTCCCATTGTTGTATATTCTTTAGTATGTTTTCATAACTGTTCTTGTCTCGTTCCTTATTCAGTTCTTTATTTGCTTCTGCAAGATTGAGTACAGCCAGTTGTTCACGGGTATAAGCAGAAGAAAGTGCAGGAGAATACCTTTGCAGTTCCTCATAGGCCTTTATCTTTGAAAACTCTGTTTCTGTCTCATCTTGGATAACGCGTATCAGCTCTTCTATCTTTTTCTTGCGTTCCTCTTCCTGATTCGCAAAATTCTTTTGTTCTTCATTGAATTTTTGCTGTGCCTTTTCCGATGCGGTTGTGCTGTCATGAAAGGCCCACATAGTAGCAACAAGCCCGGCAAGAACCGTAGCTACCAGTACATACGGGTTAGCTTTCATAACCGTATTCAAAGCCTTTTGGGCTATCGTTTGAGCTTTAGTAACCAGTATTGCAAGTTCCATTCTGGCCGTTAATGTATCCTGAGCTATTCGCACTACAATAAGAGCGGTTTTATATGTCCCGTATGTAGCAATCAGTCCTATCAAAATCTTACCAACAGTTTCATAGTTCTCAATAAGACCTTTCAATCCTGAAATACCTGCAGAAGCAATTCCCTGAGTATCTTTTCCAATCTCATTCAACATTGTATCCCAAGCATCTCCAAGGTTACTCAACTGACCTGTAAGAGACTTAGACTGTTCTTGCATCAGGTTATAATAGATTCCTGATTCACTAGTCATATTTTTGAAGGCCTGTTCTACTTCTTTAAATCCTACCTTGCCTTCCTTTACTAAACCGGAAACTTCATCTTTTGTCACACCAAGCACTTTTGCCAGTTCCTCGTAGATGGGAATACCACGTCCTGCAAACTGACGAATATCGACAGCATAGGCCCTTCCTTGCGTCCTTAATGTGCCATAGAGATAGGCTATTTCACTAAGCTGGGAGCCAACACCGGCGGCTACATTCCCCAACATTACAAGCTCATCACCCACATTCTCGGCTGACGAGCCATAAGCAATCATTTGCTTGGCAGATGATGCCACCCCTTGAAGGTCAAAGGGCGTCTTTGCGGCAATATCCACCAGTTCCGACATCAGTTTATCTGCTTTTTCCTTACTTTTCAGCATGGTTGAAAAAGCAATTTCAAGCTGCTGGAATTGTCCTCGTACATTGACAAGTTCTGTGGCAAAGTTTTTCAAGGCAGTTACTCCACCTATTACACCAAGTACTTTGGTTAAGGAAACGGACATCTTTTCATTTGCTTCGACCGTTTCGCCGGCTTCTTCCT